CGGCGGGATCTGGGTCGGCATGGACTATCCGGCAGAGATCGTCACCACGCCGGCATTCGACCACACCTGCCCGACGACGTGGGGATCGGCCGTCGGCAAATTCGGCAGATACAGAACCGCCGTAGCCGCGACACCCCCATCGACTACCGTGTTCGGCCTGGTGCCGCCGACCACGAAATGACCGGCCGTCAGCTGCCCCTCTAGCTTCGGCGCGTCCGAGATCGCGGGAGGATCAGGCGGTGACGGCATGGCATCGTCCTCTATTCGAGCTCGGCGCCGATGAGCGCCACGGGAAACTGATCGGTGCTACTCAGTTCGTATATCCGATCCAGGCCTGAATTGCGACGGGTTGATCCCATCCGCCGCGCGATCACCCGCCGCGCAGTCTCGCCGATCTTCCCGACCGGCAGGAACTTCTCGTTCGACCATATGTGTCCGCCATCGTCGGACCACCGCAGCACGCAAAGCGGGTTCTCGTCGGGGGTCGGCAACCCGATGCCGGTCTGCATATCGATCCTGAGCGCGTTAAACCGCTGCGGAGCCTCGACAGGCTGCGCCAGCGCCCGCCACGATCTGAGCCATTTCCGCGGCGCCTCGTTATCGGTCAACGCGTCGAGGTCAAAGGTGTAGAGGTTGCCGTTGCGGTAGTCGCCGACGATAGTTTCCGCGTTAAAGAGAGCGTGCGCGTTGCTCCAGTGGCGATGCATGAGGCCCGTCAACGGATCAAAGGCTGCGCGCTGGTGCCACATCGGCTGCCCCGCAAGGGCGCTGTCCGTGCGATCGTAAACCCACGTCGCATCACCCGAGGGAAAACTGATCACATAGAACTGGTGCCCGTTCTGCTGATAGGCGTAAGCCACTGCATCGGCGACCGTCGAGTATTTCTGAATTGCGTTTTCGATAGCGTGCGTCGACACCCGCTGCGGCGCATAGCCCTTGCATTCGAGTATGACCGCTTCGCCCTCTTTCGACCGGCTGAGCCACAGCAGATCCTCGCCGGCACGGGCCACGCTGGCGGCACACAATGCCCCCTGCTCAATGTAGATTGTCTCGAGCCGACCGAACGTGAACCCGGACGTGCCGAAATTGCCCCACACCTCCGTCTCGTTTTCCTTGATGACGTAAATCTGCCGGTGGATCTGATCGATCGCAACAATGATGTCCGGATCGGTCGAGGCGTCGCCGAAATTGAGGGCATCCCAGGTGTTCAAGTCGAGGAGATCGGACTGGAAGAAGAGCGAGGAGCCCGGCTGGTTTATTAGCCCGAACCCGTCCATGTATGTCGACGAGATGTTAACGAAGATCCCGAGTTGCTGTCCGTTGTCGATCATCGTCACAAAGATGTCGGCCGGTCCGACCGCTGCTGCAAACGGTAGCACGATCGTAGTCAGCGCCGTGCCGTTCCACAGATAGCCCGCACCCGTCGTCGTGATCGGGATCGGGCCGAGATTGGTCGCCACGAGTGCTGTGGTAACCGACCACAATTCGGCCCCGCTGACGACATAGAGAACGCCCGCCATGACGTGCATCGCCCGGATCGGCCCGGCGCCCACGGTCGCCTGAAGAACCAGCCCAGGCGCCCCGTAGAACGCGCCCACGGCCTTGCCGGCGGGTTTGTCCTCGACGAGTTCTGGGATCAGGTTGATCGCGCGGCAATCGGCGAGGTTCGGCGAGCGCGACTGATAGGCCGAGCCGAAAAACGGCGTCCTCATCGATAGCTGTCGCTGTAGATATTGTAGGGCCGGCCGCCGCCGCGGCTCAACTCACGGTCGTATACGGCCTTGACCGGCCGTATGTTCGAGCGCTTGACGTTGCCCTTGCTCTCGGCCGCTTGCATTCTGAGCAATTGGGTGATGACCGCGTTCGGATAATAGGGCTCGAACTCAAGCGCTAGGTTCTGCTGGATCGCACGCTCGTAGCCAGGCGGTAATCCCACCGGTGCGGAAAGGCTGGCGAAATCCGTGAGCTGGAGATAGCTGTCCCAGAACAACGTTATCCCGCTGGTGTTCGGCTGGGGGAAGATGTTGATGACGCCGAGAGGGAATTGCGGGTCGTAAAAGATCGTGTTCGGCAGGTTCGACGTCACGGCCACGAGGTTCCAGATCAGGTTCCACTCGTCCCGCGCGATCACCTGCACCGGGTAGCGGTTGTTGTTCGTATCCATCAGGTACGCCGCACCCGGCCCGGTGATCAGCCGGATCGGCCGCTGCATGGGGAAGTCGGCGGTGGGGTCGGGCCCGATCGTATAGCTGGTCTGCCCGACGTTCGGCACGCCCGACTGCTCCACGACGGCGTAACAGGTCAGGCTCTCGTTCGACCACGAATCGATCATCTGGTTGATCAGCGAAAACCCGCGGGCCATGTCGACGTCGGCCGCCTGCTCGCCCGGAGCGTAGATACGGCTGCCCTCGAATGCCCCCTGGATCAGATCCCGAGCTGTAGTGATGGCATCACCGTGCGGTCTGCGCCGGCGTAATCGGGACGCCGGTTCGCCCGATCATGGCGCGCGAGAGCAGATTGGTGTGGCGCAAATTCTGCTTGCTCGTGATCGCCCCGGCGGTGATGGCGGGATTGAGGACGGCCTCGCTGAAATACGGCTTGAGCCGCACCGCAAGGTTTGTTTTGATCGTCTCGTCACACCCTGGCGCCAGCGTCACATCAGGGTCGGAGAGCGTGTTGAAACGCTGTATCGGATACCAGGCCTGAAACACCAACGTCCCGAGCGCATCAGGGACCGGCGCCAGGTTGAGGATGCCGTTGGGATAGAGCGGATCGTAAAAGAGCGTGTCAGGTGTCCCCGATCCCGAGGCAATAGCCTCGATCATATTCCACTCGACCGAGGAGACCACGTTGACGGGACTGTCGACCGTGGCGATCGTTGCGGTAGCCGCACCCGGTCCCATCGAAATTCGCGCCGGGCGCTCTTGAACAATGGTCGTAGCGCCGGTGGAACCGATCGCATACGCCGCTTGGTCAACCACCAGATCGATCGTGGTGGGGATCGTCTTGTAAACGTAGAGGTATTCGTCCGCCCAGCCGTCCATCAGGTAATTGAGCACCACGAGGCCGCGCTCCGCGTCCGCGTCGGTCACCGTCTCGCCAGGAGCGTAGATGCCGAGCATCTCGAGCGTGTCCTGGATGATGTTGACCGCCTGGGTCACAGACTATTTCTTCTTTTTGCTCGGATGGTCACGCACTGCGGCGTTCGCTGACATGGCCGCGATCTTCGGGCTCTTGCCGGCCTCCATGACCGACGCCTCGACTTTCTTGAACTGCCGCTTCTTCGCCGGCGTGTTGGCCTTCTTCGTCATGGGCATCATCAGTCTCCTGTTGCGGCGCGGTTGCCGCCTCGAGCATGTCACGCAGCTTCTTCATCGGCCACCGCCCGTCAGCCTTGATCCCCGCCTCTCGGCAGAGCCTAACCAACTTCCGATGCTCAGGCGTGCCCCGATCCCGATGACCACCGAGAGCGGGCCCAGATGCCTCCGATGAGGCAGTCTCGCTCGGCCCATCTCGGGGAATATTCGGCTTGCCGGCCGCCATCCACTCGCGAAACGCCGCGATCTCCGCCTTGGTGAGCGTTTCGGCCTCTTCGACATCATCTTCGACTATGATGACCACCGGAGGCTCCGTTTGTGTCGGCTCGTTCTTCAATGATCCGCGCGCCAGGATCGCTGCTTCTTCTTCGGCATTCAGCGCGATCTCGTCGCCGACCCACTTTGGAAACTCGTGGTTGTCGACTGGCGGTGGATTCGGATCCGGCGTGACCGAGCCATCGCTCTCAAACCGCGGATATTCCTGCTCCCGATAGCCGTTTGGCAGCGGCGCTATACGCATCCGCTCCACCTTGGCGTGGTCATAGGCGCCCGCCGCGTACCCTCGCGCAACGTACATCGCTTCCTGGTCGGCGTTGTGAACGACGACCGGAGGGAACTGCGACGGCTTGCCGTCAGGCGCGAACCGCGCGTTACGACCGCCGCCCAATGCGTAATCGTCGCTCAACACGGCTGGGGCAAAACCAGGATGGTGCAGCCACTTGGGGTATTCGGCGGTCATTTAATCCTCGCCGGCTTGACTGCGATCAGCACGAACCGGAACGTTCCCTCTTCTCCGTCATCGGTCAGCGCTCTTTGAAAATCCGCCTTATAGATATATCGGAAATCCGACATAGCGGTCTGGCCAACTTGGCTGTACTCGGCCTGATTAAGAAACATCAGGCTCTCCGACTGTATGACGCGAGTATGGGACGGGTCGCCCCACGCCCAACGTGAGGTCAAAGACGGCACGATGCCGCAAAACAACCCGCCTGGCTTAAGTATCCGCCAGAAGTCAGACCACTGCGCGAAGAAGAATTTGTAATCCCCTTGCGCACCCGTGTGCTCAAGAACGTCATAAGCGTGGATCTCGTCCATACTGTTGTCGTCGAATGGCAATGGAATATCCATCAAGTCCCACAATCTATCAGGCTTGTGAGCCGGATTGATATCTAGCGTGGTCAATGATGACCATTCATCACCGGATGGTGTCGGAATCAGCTTTCCATGCCGCGCGCCGCAGCCGATCAGAAGCTCGCTCACGCCGCCGCCTCCGACTGTTCTTGCCGACATAGCCCACTATCCCGGCATTCGTTGAAGATGCACGTCCTGGGATAATGCCGGCCGCAGGCAAAGGCAGTCTCGCCCTGGCGGCGCTTACGCATGTCGTCTGCCCAATTCCCCGTCCACGTCTTCGGTCCCGTGTGCGTGAGGGTCAGATCGGGGATCATATGGATTTTGCCTCCGATCGAGCACCACTTGGCGGCGAAATCAGTATCCTCGCCGGAGAGCCGCCCGTTCCTGATACCGTTGTGGAAATATCCCATCCACTCGATTTCGGAATCATCCTTGTACGGGATGTAGGGCATTGCCTCAAAGACCGCGCGGTTGATCCGCGTAAACCCCGTCGGCACCGTATACGGATTGACGTAACCATCCGCATCGGACCAGACCTCATCGGCGTCGAACGTAATCGGGAACGAGGGGTAATCGACTTTCGCCGGGTATGCCGCGACTATGTATGGTCGCTCCGCTCTCGCGAGCATGATCACGGCCTCAGCCGGCGCTCCCACATCGCTATCCCAAAAGAGGAGATCGGTCGCTTTCGAGCGCATGAACGCGGTGACGAGTTGGTTACGGGAATGGAAAAGGTAGCAGTTTCCCGTCTGATAACCAAACGTGACCTCAATGCCGCACATCGCCAGTGCAACACCAGCCCCAACGAGCGAAGCTGTCGTTTGCACCTTGACCTCGCCGGTGTACGCGGGCATCGCGATGTAAAGATGCCGCGCGGGCGCACAGCGGGCAGGCACCGGAGGTGGAGGCGGCGTCCCTTGCAAAGCTGGATGTCTAATCGCCAAAGCGCGCCTCCCAAAAGGCAGGGGAAGCCGCATCAGGTCGCCGGCATCAACCCCAAGGCCACGAGCGTGGCCTGTATTTCGATCAGCACCGCCGTCTGCACCGTCGTCGTGGCGCCGGTCGTCAGAAGCGTGTTGGATCCGGTGGCGCGCTGGGCGATCGGTGTAGCGCCGTAGAAGGCGATTTTGTCCGTGATCGACTGGCCAAAATCGGAGCCGTCCGGGCCGGCCCACGTCTGCTGCTGTACGTCCGTCGAGCTGTAGGTCGGCATGGCTCGTCTTTCTCCTCAGATCATCAACACGCTGATCGGGTCGCGCCAGCGCTTCTCAGCCCCTGACGCGATCGCTTGTGCGATCGTCAGTCGAATCATCTCGACAAACTCATGCTGCATCTTCGGGCACACCGCGATCGTCCGCCCGCTCCGCTTATCACGGACATGCACCTGATACAACTTTGGCCTCTCCGGGCGCACCGGTTTCGGCATCGGCCGACCCCACGGGTTGAGCGGCCGGAAGTCCGGGCACGAGGCCGGGTTTCCACTGCCGTAGTCGAGATTGAGGAGAGATTTCGTCATCGCCCCAAACCATCGTAAAGTTCGTTGCGCTGAAATCGCGCCTCGCATGAGCGAGCATGCGTCTCGTGCAACCTCTGCATCGGATCGTATCGACCGTCGGCTACCTCGCGGAGATACCGCAGCGCCCGATCGTAGATGCCTCCCGTGGAGTCCACTCGGTTGCCGACGATCGCGGCTGCCATTTCTTCTAAGGTCACGAACGCCCCCCCGCCCGCACGTCGCGCATCAGCTCGGCGTACATCGCATCCAATTTCCGCCGCCGCTCCATGCCAGCATATGCTGCGGATAGCAGGTCCGCCCATGATATCTCGACCGGCGCATCCTCGCGACGATTGGCGATCATCTCGACCCGACGCAACTCGTTGATCGCCTCGATCCCGGCCTCGACCATTGCCTGGGTGACCTCGATCACGTCGCTCATACCGCAGGCTTCCCCTCTTTCAGAACGCCCGCGATCGTACCGCATACCGCCGCTGCACCGCCAGCATAGACCGCCGCCGCAGGAAACGCAGCCGACACCGCAGCGAGGGTCGCCCCAAACCCCGCCCAGGTGTTCCCCTCTCGAAGACGGGCGACAAGCCAGCTCATGCCGCCATCGGCCCGCAATCGGGACATGGGATCGGCAAGAGCGAGCGCTGCCGCTGGTCCTTCCAGCCGGTGCCGTGGCAGGTGTCGCACCCGGGATCTGCCTTTACGTATTCCCGTAGTTTACCGCCAGCAACAACGATGCCACCAAGATACTCAGCCACCCGCTCGACCCCGATCTCATCCACAAGGCTCTCGTAGTACCCTAACGCGATATTGCACCGGTGGCAAAGGAGCCCGCGCACCGCACCGGTTTTATGATCGTGGTCGATATTCCAGGTCCGGAATCTATCGCTCCGCCCTTTCTCGGTTGTGCCGCACAGCTTACAGCGATCGCCCTGCTCCTCGACTATGCGGGCATAGTTGGTATTCGTCAGCCCATGCTTTCGCAGCATCTTCGATCGCAACACCGCATCGATGTGTTGCTGACGAGCCTGTGGATTGTTCTCTCGCCTGGCTTTCCAGTAGGCGTTCCTGCACACCTTACAGGTCGGCATATACCCGCCGATGTAGCGCGCGCTTTTGACGAGATCAATCACGGGCTTTTCGATGCCGCAAACGTTGCATACCCTTGATGTGACTTCCATGTTGCATTCTTCTCATATGGTTGACGCGTCATAATGCATCATCCCTGGTGAGTAATGCAACATATATTTCCGTTCAGTTCGTGAGACGAACCGCAAGTTCCGGGTAGAAGGTGGCCGTACCCCATAATATGTCAGTGCGGCAGGGTGTGACATCATTGTTTATGTCATATTGCCTCACAATTCGCATCGAGATATTGCGATACATCTCCCGAGCCTTGAAATCGACCCCATCGGGCAATTCCATCGGCACGGTGACGAGCCCGAAGGCATCGCGGACGAAAGCAAGGTTCTGCGCGTACTGCGTCGAGGCGGTACCGATGACGGTGATGGCGGCATGGTTGATGGGCGCGGCATCGACGGTCTGATAGGCGCCGGAGATCGTGATCGCGGGATAGATGGGGATAGTCGCGGCGCCACCCGAGGAGTTGACCGTCGCGGTAACGACGAAGTTCTGCAGGTTGCCAGTGGAGACAAAGCTCTGGGGGTTGATCGAATGCACCCCGGCGATCGTGATCACGTCCCCGATATTGAGCAGCCCGGTGATCGAGCCTGTCCAGTTGTCGGTAACGAGCGACGCGCCGGTCTGACCGCCGGTAGCTGTGCGGCCGGCACCCGCGTAAGCGCCAACGGTTTGGACCTGGATATTTTGGTCCATGTAGATTTCAAAGTTGGCGATCGCCGCGAGATAGCCCTTGAGCGCGGGCTCGGCCACGGAACGAACGAACAGCGTGGATAGTGCCGTCGCCATCGCCCAATTCGCAGCCGGGTTCAGGATCAGCACGCGCCCGTCCTGCGGAACTGCGCCCTCGTCCATGCGCTGCCCAACCGCAGCGAGGAAGGAGAAGTTGTTCGGCGGAGTGCCGGGAGTGCCGACCTCGTTAAAGACTTGGGTAAAATTGGCGATGACGCCGAAATCGACCCGTGACGCAAGGACCGAAGCTGCAGGCTTCAGGTAGCGCTCAGAAAACTCCTCGATTACCAGCGTCAAATCCTTGGACGAGAACAGGAAATCGACGTGATGCTGATTCGAGATCGTGATCGAGGTGGAGGGCTCGGTGATGTTCTGCACCTGCAGGCCCGGCCCGGAGGTAACCACGAACTTGTTGGGCTTGCGGACCGTGATCGTATCGCCGATCTTGGCGAACTGGTTCTCGAATTGTCGATTTACCTTGGCCGCGGCGACCAGGTTGTTTTCGAGAATGATGAGTGTTTCTTTGGTAATGAGCGAAGGGACTAGAAGGACATCGGTCGCCATCGAGCATAGCTCCACGGAGGAAAAGGTTCACGTTTTCGAGTGAACGCCTCCGCGGAGAGCCCCGATCTTGGCCGGTTCGGGTGTCGGCTCTACCTTTGCGTGAACGCCGCCGCGATGAGCCCGGATAGAATTACGATCCGGTGTCGTGGATTTACGCGCTACACCAGGTCGATGCCTTTGTCAAATCCATTTTAATGCCGCGGCGGCGCGGCCTGCCCTGCGGGTATCCCCAGCATCCCCGCCTTACGCTCGGCTTGGAGTTGCGGCATCCGATACGCGGCATATTCCTCAGTCGTCATCTCCGCCGGAGATTTTGCACGCGCCGCACCGTTCGACCCAAGCGGCGTGATTGGCCTCGGCGCGCGCGTCGTCTCGGCCCGAGGTACCGTTGCCATCGCGGCGATGCGCCCAAGTTCGTAGAGTTGGCGTTGCACATCCGGCAGCGGCTCGCCCGCCGCAGGATGACCTTCTGGAAAGAACTGCCCCGGCACCACCATCGCGGCGATGCGCGCCGCCTCCTCCGGGTGCTTGCCAAGATGATAGGCTATTTCCGGCCCCTGCTCGGCGCCTTGGATGATCAGCGCCATCGAGGTTGATATAGGCACGTCGTCACGCTCGGCCACGTCAACGTAATCGGGCATCCGCTCGATCGCCTTGGCCTTGCGCTCGGCCCACACCTCGCGAGCGCGATCAAACTGCTCGCGTTGCCGCCGCTCCGCTGCCGCGCGTTCGTCGGCCTCCCGCTGCGCTGTAGCGTTGCGTTCAAATTCGGCCTGAGCGAGACGCGTTGCCTGTTTCGTCGACCATTCGATCAGGGCGCCGTCGTAGGCCTCGGGCGTATCAAAAGCCTCGCGGGTCGGCCGAGGCTCGGCCGCCGGGATGGGCGCTGGCGTGATGTCAGCAGGCTTGGCGCTAGTGGCCGTGGCCCTGTTGAGGGCCGTCAGCGCCCGCTCCAGGCTCTCCGCAAGACGGTCCGCGCGCTCCTCTGCGCGGCGACGTTGCTGGGTTACCTCGGAGAGACGCTCGCCGAAGGGTGTGCGGGGCCGGGCGGGCGGCTTTTCGTCGGCTGATGGCTCGGGCTCCGATTCTAGCTGAGGCTCGCCTGTCGGCTCTGGCTCCGCGGCAACGGTCGGATCAGGAGCCGGATCTGGCTCTGATGCAGGTTCGGGCGCGGCGGGCGTGATAACCGGAGCATCGGACGTCGCCGACAGCGCCGGCGCGCCCGCGTTCTGCTGGGTGACCAGAGGATCAATGTCAGCCATCGTTCTTTCTCGCTATCTCCATTCTCAATTGCTCGTGAGCAGAACGCAGGAAACGCACCATCTCCATGTAAGTCCGCTCCAAAGCCACCCACCGATCAACATCATCCTGCGTAACAGGTCGATATCCGTCTGTGCCGATGTCATAGCATATCGGCGGCTTCCAACCGAATATACTCGGTAGATCCTTGATCGCGTCAGCCATTGTTAGCCAGTCCCTGCGTCGGCATTGTCATGGTTTGCCGAAGCAAATTAACACCTTCAGCGAGGTCTTTCAACTGGCTGCCAACATGCGCGTTAAACGACTGTTCGGCCTTTTGCACAATAGCGAGCAGCTTCGCCTCAAACTCTTTGTCGATCTTGTCCTGGCGCTGCGCACGATCGGCCTGCTGATTGGTCAAGGCTGCAACCAATTGCTGCCTCTCCTGGCTCATTGCCTGCAACTGCTGCTGAAGCTGCTGCACAACCGCCTGAACCTGCGGCGGCACGTCTTTCATGTCCGGCGTGATCAGCCCCGGCGGTAGCGCCTTGGCGAGTCGCGTTGCCATCTCCTCACCCCCCGGCCAATCCGCATTCTTGGCAATCAGGTCCATGATAAGCGGCGCGGCTGCCGGCAAGGCCCGCACGAAGTCCATCATGCTCTCTGCAGCCTCGATGCGCTTGGTCGCATAAGACGGCCCGACCGTTACCGTAACGCCATACTCGCCCACTGTCGGATTGAATATCTTGAGCGCCTTACCGGTCTGCGGATCGCGACCCTCGCGGTACGGCCGCGGCGAATTGGGGTCTAGCTGCACCCGTTCCTCTGCATCGTCCTCGCGTAAGATCGTCGCCACCCTCTTGGTGTCATAAATCTTGGGGATTAGATCGAGCATGATCTCGCCGCAATGGCGCAACGAGCGAGCGAGATTGTCCGTCAGGTGGAACGAGCCGAGGTCGCCACGCTCGCGCAGCTCGCGCAGTGCGCGCCCGCTCTCGTCATAGACCCGCTCGCCCAGCGTCGCGTCGAACCGAATGCCGGTTGTGGCCATCATGTCCTGAGCCGCCGCTGAGGCGGCCCCCACCACTGAGGCCGGGATCGCCTCCGGCTGCTGCCGCATTGGCGGCGGCGCCAATGCATTGCCCAGCGTCGTCGGCTTGTATTGAAGATACGGATAGGCGTTGTTGTTTGCCTGTTTCCATTGGTCCTCGTAGCCCTCGATCTGCCCCTCGGCCACGAGCCACTTCGCGCGCGGCTGCAGCGCCACCAACTCCGTCTCCGTGGTTTTCCAGTAATTGTACATGCGCTGCGGGTCTTTCGCCATCCTGACGATGCCCCACAGCTTAACCTTGCCCTCGATATCGATCTCGTCGCCGATTACCTTGATGATCGGTATCCACTTGCCCGGCCAATCGTTCTCCTCGACGATCTCACGCGCCGTGATCTTGTACCAATCGACCCGCGGACAGTCGGCCTCGCGCTCGGCCTCGATCTCAAAGGCCATCTTGGCAAATTCACTGAGCTCGTCCTTCCACCCGACGTGACCGTTCGAAAGCATGACCAGGGTGCGCTTCTCGGTCTCGAGCTCGAAATACTCGGCGATGCGCACCTCATGCTGCAAGATCCAGTTCTTATAGGCGTCGCCCACGCCGCCCTGCGTCCACGGCATCGGGTCGGCGTCAGGCCACATATCCTCGAAGTCCGAGCGCGGTATCAGCTCGGTAATGAACCCGTATTTCGCATCTGATCCGTCCGGCTCCTGATGGTTTGGATCGAGATAGACCGTGTACGCGTTGCGGATCCGGGCAATCCGGATCACGAGATTGAATGACTTCTGACTCTCAAACTCAGTCAGCACCCGCCAATAGCCCCACCCTTTGCGTGCAGCGCTCTCAAATGCCGTGTCATATGCTATGTCGGCGAAAGACGCCCGCTCGATCTGTCGAATCATGCCGCGGTACATCTTTGCCACTTCGGGATCACCCCGATCCCCCACTGGATTTATGTTGATCGCCGGCCGGTTCTGCCGCTGATCATTGGTGACCTGATGCACAAATGTCGGCAGCTTGTTGATCGTCAGAATGGGTCGATTGGCTTGGTTGCGGTCGGCAATGACCGAAGAGTCCCACTGCTCGCCTGCATAGAATTTATCATCCTCGAGCCCCGCTCTCCGGTTGTCGCTCTCCGCTTGCACACAGCGATCGAAGCGCTTTCGGGCGCGCTGCAGGATCTCGTCCTCCTCGTCCTGATTGCGCTTGCGTCGCTCGCCAGGCCGCAGCATGACCGGGGCCTTCTGATCCTTGGGCGTGGTTGCTGTCGGCGCAATCCTGTTCATCCCCGCGTCGACTGTCGGCAGGCTTATCACGCCGCTGTCAGGAGGCTTATCTACCGACTGCGCCATAGGACACTCTAATCTTCACCCTTCACAGGTATGTGCCGCATAAGCGCTTCAACCACCGCTTCCTCAGAGCCATAGTGTGCCACTAGCGTTGATCGAGCCTTCATGAGCCTCTCCTCAACCTCTAGCGGGTGCGTCGCATCCCACAACACCATTACCGCGCACCGCACCGCCTTCTCGAGTCCGGCTCTATCATCCACCCTGAACTCAACGTGACGCTCGACCCCCACAGGATCATGTGGGTAATGACGGTCGTCTGCCGACAGCCTAAAAATCACTTGCTTCCTTTCTGCCGTGCGTACTCTTCCACTGCTGACCACTCCTCCTCGGTGAAACCGGGAGGCAACACCTTCACCTCTCCCGGCTCGTCACCGCGCTCAATCGCGGCCTCAATCGCCTGCAGCATCTCATCTCGCTCATCTCGCCATGCTCGGCCGCCTGTGGGCCGCGGCACGAGCATGAAGAACTCTCGCCCATGATCGTCCGCCACACTCAGCCGGACCGCTCTCTCACCCATCATTGGCGACCAGAAGGTGTATTCGCGGAACTGGGCCACACCTCAACCGCCGCGAGGAAAGCCCGGATGCGTGCTCTTCCCCGTCGGTCCGCGCTTCGCCCGAAGCTGCTCTTCCATCGACCGCCCCCAGTCCGGCTGCGGCTGCTCCTGCCGCATCAGCGTCCGGTCCTTCTTGTCAACCGGCCGATCCTCGACATGACGCCGCGTTACGCGGCCGTCCGTCAACTCATTGTCGTGAGGGTTGTAACCCATGATCCTCTTTCTCCATTTCGATGATCGCCCGATTAACTAGTTGCCGCAAAACCTGCTGCCTCGAACGTCCCCGGTATGTCGCCAACATGATAAATTCTAGTTGCTTTCGCGAAAGCAGAATATCGAGCGCCACAGTGACTTGGTCATTGTGCGCGCTCATTTTGACTGCGCTGCCTTGATCCATTCCATTGCCGTCTCGAGACGAGCCTCGTACCCCGCCCGCTCTTTTGCCGCGTCCTCAAACATCGTTTGCATCTGCGCCTCTCGTAACGCCAGAAGCGCCTGTTGTGCCGCGATGGTCTGCGGAGAAAGGCGAGGATCTGGCGGCTGTTGCGCCTTGCATGGTCGCGCCGCAATAGACAACAATAATATCAACAATAATATAGCCATGACTGGCAGCAGTATATCACCAAGCCTAAGCATTAGACGATCGACCCTATCAATCATACACCCATCCAACTCGTGCTCGGGTTGTCACTCAGCGGCCGAGGCCGAGGCGCATCGACCACCGCGCGCCGCACAGACCCTCGCCGATAGCCGATAGCAAAAGCGCGCAACGCGTCCGCAGCGTGGCTCGCCTCATCGTGCAGAGGCTCCCGCGAGCGCTGGCCGGTCGACTCCTCCACGCGGTAGCGGTAGTGCCGCAACGCCTGCAAGCCGTCCGCACAGCCCTCCTGGTCGAACCAGTAGCTGTCGAATGCCGTCCGCACGATATTGATGTCGAGGCTGACGCTCTCGGTCCGCGGCACCACCTCGACCCGTCGGCCCGCCTCTTTCATGAGTTCGGAGATGCTTTGGGACGCGAGCGTAGCGTTAGCGGCGTCGTGCGGCAGGTAATCCGTGCCGTACACGTAGGGCTGATCCTGCAAAGGCTTGAGATAGTGCGGGAGATGGTGCTGCGTGTCCTGGATGAATTTGAGGAACCGGCACTCGAATCCCACCTGCTGGAAGAACCAGATCGCCGTGTGATCGCTGTGCCCGAGGTCCCACGCCGTATGCACGGGCTTGCTGCGATCATAGGGGATCTTGGTGATCCGGTTCTCAGAGAGGGCCTGGCGCAGCTCGTTGGCGTAGATCGCACCCTCGACGCTGGTCCGGCAGTGGCCCTCCCAGATGTTGAGCCACGCATCGGGGTCCCGGCGGAAAAGTTCGTCCTTTTCCCGCGCCAGCACCTCGGGGAACCAAGGATTGTCGCGCCAGGACATCTCGATGACGACAGCATCGCCTGGCGGGTGGACCACGAACCGCTGATAGCTCTCATCCTCCTCGAGCTCCGGGTTCATGGTGATCCATATCTCGGACCTCGGCTTGCGGATCGTCGGTATCAGGATCTCCCACGAGGACTTGCTGACCACCTCGGCCTGCTCGACCCAGGCGAGGTCCGCTCCCTCATAAGATTTCAGCGACGAGGCGTTATAGCGCAGGCTCTCGAACCCGAACGTAGTGCCGTTGCGGCCGGTGATCGAGGCTTGCAGCACCTCGTAAAAATCATTCAAGCCGAGTAGGTTAATCTGGTCGCGCAGGAGCTGATGCACACTGTCCTTGATGCTCTTCTGGAGTTCGCGACAGCACAGTATGCGTAGCGGCTTCCGGGCCCCAAGCGTCAACAAGGCCCGCGCATAACCCCAGGATTTCGCCCCACCTCGCCCGCCGTGCGCTACCTTGTACCGAGAAGGCGAGAATAGCGGCTTGAGTTTAGGCGGAAAGTCCGCCCTCACCTTACCCACGGCGATCCGGCGTTACGTCGATCGTCGGCGGCTGGTGCTCAACAAAGTTGACCTCGATTGAAACCGGGCCGCCATCAGCTCCGACCACGCGCACATTCTCGCTGAACATGCCCAGATGCTTGCCGAGGTCGACGAGGGCCGCTCGCTTATCGTAGAGCTTAAACTTGACCCGCTTGACCTCGCGGGCATCTTCGCCCCGGCCGTCAACGAAGTCCTCAACTGTCACTTCGTGCAACGCCGCAGTCTGGTCACGAGATAGCGCCGCGAAGTCGAGATAAGGATCGCCGTTAGCACCAGCCTTCATATAGTCGGCCATGTTCGAGAACCCCAGCAACGCAAGCTCGCGAACGATGCGATCGAGGGTGATATCGTGCTTTTCCGCGACCCTGCCAACGCGTCGGCTGATTTCGGCTTTGATGTTATCACGCGATAGCATCCGAGACGCTGTAACGCGAGAACTTATCTGACTGTACCCCGCACGGATCGCGGCCGCAGATCCATTGCGATCCTTCAGATATTCGTCGATGAACCGCTGTTGCTTAGGAGTGAGCGGCACGGCATGAAAGCGAGGATTACTTCAGGCTGCCCGGCACGTCGCGGCCGAGCGTCTTGGGATCGTCGGGCGCCGAGGTCTCGATCTTGATCGAGGATTTCGTCGGTCGCGACCCGGAGCCGACGGCGGTATTTTGCGGCGCTGAGCTTTGCGCGGGCGGCTTCAGGGTGGGTGAATCGTGGATAATCGACATTTTGCGATAATCTCCGTTGCGAGAGCGCGTTCGCGTGTACGCGGCTATTTCACGTTTTCCACGCAGCGTCAAGGGATTCGGAGTATGAAATCACAAAGCGGACCGAGGGAGAACCCATAGCGGCAGGAAAG